ATTACAGGACAAGAAATACCTGCATCTTTCCAAGAGTTTTTTATTCAAAAGAACTTAGAATTAATTGCTAAAGATTTTGAAGTAGCAATTTGGCAAGGTACAGACACAGGCGGTTCATTTGAAGGATTGCAAGCTAAATTAGCAGCTAACACAGACGTAATTGATGTAACAGGTACTACTTTAAGTGCTTCTAACATTATGGCTGAATTAGGTAAAGTTTATGATGCAATACCTGATGAGGTTTATGTAGCTGATGACGTTAAAATCATCATACCTATTTCAGCTGCTAAATATTACCAACAAGCTTTGGCTGCTATTGGAGCAGGTTATTCAGGTGGAACAGGTGCAGGTTATAAATCAGAATCTTATGTAGGTGCTAAACCATTAAACTATCAAGGAATTGATTTAGTAGTTGCAAATGGATTAGGTGCAAACAAAATGATTGCTGCAAGAACATCTGACTTACACTTTGGTACTAATGTTTTAACCGACTTAGCCGAATTAAGAGTTATTGACATGGCAGAAACTGATGGTTCAGATAACGTAAGATTTGTTGCAAGAATGACAGGTGGTACTCAAGTAACCAACGGTTCTAACATAGTATATTATTCATAATTAAAAGAAATTCAAAATGGCTTGTGATTTAACATCAGGGCGTTTGTGGCAGTGTAAAGAGCAAGTAGGCGGTATTAATACCGTTTACTTTGCTGATTATGGCGACCTTAGTGGATTGACCGTTACAGACGGTGAAATTGCTACGGGTGCTTTAACAGGCAAAACTCTTTATCAGTACCAACTACCCGACTATACAGGAAACTTAACCGAAACATTAACAGCATCTGCTGAAAGTGGAAGCATTTTTTATGAACAAGCCCTTGAGATTACTTTACACAAATTAAGGGCAGTTGATAGCGATGAAATTAAGTTATTGGCTAAAGGCAGACCTCATATAATTGTAAAAGATAATAACGATAATTTACTTTTATTAGGTAAGATAAAAGGAATGAATGTAACCACAGTAGCAGGGCAGTCGGGAACGGCAGCAGGTGATATGAGTGGCTATGTTTTAAGTTTTACAGGCAGCGAATATGATGCTGCCCCTTTTGTAGCCGATTTAACGGGTGCTTCAATAGTAACGACAAACCCATAATTCTCTCTTTCATATTTAGTTTTAGTTTTGAGGGGCTGCATTTTGTAGCCCCTTTTTTATTAAATAACAACAACAAAGGTTATTATTCGTTATTAGGTTAGCATGATTTACATAGGTACTACAACAGCTTATATTTTTATCAACTTGTATGAACGTGGCGAAAGTTTAACAAGTACCACAACGTATGATTTAATATTTACAAATCAAGCCACCAAGAAAGAAACTACTATTTCTATTCAAGCTACAGCTATAACAGAAAGGTATTTTCAGTTTTTATTAAATGATGGGTTAGCGGGTGAGCCTGATGGCTTTTATGAGTTAAATATTTACAGCGGTTCAGATTTAATATACAATGAACTTTGCTTTGTAAACGATAAAACAGACGTTACCTATAATGCTAATTCAATTACAACAATATACAACGTAAATGAGCCGAGTTAAAAGAACACAACCAACCAATAAATACGAATTTTCTATTGTAAACTTACAAGAGGATAACGAGCCTATTGCAAGTATTCAAAGGAATAAAGAATGGGTTGGATATGGTACTGACCAAAGACTACCAACGGGGTACTTTAACTACATAAACTACTTATACAAAAACTCAAGCCTTAACTATGCGTTAATTTCGGGTATTGCAGACCGTATTTATGGTCAAGGTTTATTTACTCATTCAAGAGATAAAATAGGTTTAGCCAAATTTAAGGCGGTATTCAATAAAGAAGAACAAAAGAAATTTATTTTAGACGTTTACGAGCAAGGCAACGGGGCTTTACAATTAACCACAGATAGAGCAGGAAGAATTACAGAGATTGAACATATGCCAATAAACACCCTGTTACCAAATAAGGCAGATGAAGATGGTGTAATACCTTCTTATTGGTATTCGGCTAATTGGGATGACCACAGAAAGCAAGAATTTAAACCTATTGAGATAGAGGCTTGGAATACTGACAAACCAAAGGCGGGTAATTTTATCTATTATTACAAAAACTATGCACCTGACAGCTTTTATTTTGGCACTCCTACGTGGTTAGGTGGTGTTAAATGGGCTGAAATGGATATTGAGTTGGCTAACTACCATTTGAGCAATATTAAAAGCGGATTTAGTGGGGCAACTATTGTTCAATTCAACAACGGAATACCTGACCCACATGAAAGAATGCAAATTGAAAAACTTTTTAAAGACAAGTTTACAGGAACACATGGTGAAAAGATTGTGTTTATGTACAACGACTCTAAAGAAAGAAGTGCTGAAATATACAATGCCGAGTTACCTGATGCAGATAGGCAATATGAGCAAATGGCAACCCAAATAAGGGATAATATTTTGGTGGCGCACAAGGTTACAAGCCCAATGTTATTGGGTATAAGACAAGCCACAGGGTTAGGTAATAATGCAGATGAAATTAGGACTGCAAATGAGTTGTTTCAAAATACGGTTATCAAACCTATTCAAAATGATTTGATTGATTTTTACGACCCTATTTTGCAGTACATGGAGTTATCAAGTGCATTGTATTATATGCCATTTAAACCCGTTCAAGATGCGCCTGAAGTACAAATGAAAGAGGTTAGAATGTCAGCCGAGCCAACACCGTTTAAAATACTTACAGAAGAGGAAAGCGAGTGGTTAAATTCGGAGTTGGATAATTTAGGCGAAAGTGAAGATGACTTGTTAAACGATGGGTTTATTTGTGTTGAAGAAGAGGATTGCGATGGAGATGACGAATTAAGTATTAAAATGAGCCAAGTTAATTTAAGCAATGATTTAGATGCTTGGGGAGTAACACCTAACAAACCATCAAAATATGATGTAGAAAACAAAGATAAAACGGGTATGTGGTTAGTTAGGTATCAATATTCTTTAGCTAAACAATTAGAAAGAAAAGGCGAGCCTGATTTAATAGATACATCAAGAAACTTTTGCATAACTCAAATTGATAACGCTAAAAATGGCAATCGAGTTTATAAAAGAGAATTAATAGAAAATCTATCAAATGCTGACTTTGGTAGTTATAATTTATTTTGGTATAAAGGAAGTTATAATTGCAGGCACGTATGGAAAAGAAAACTATTCTTTAAAAGTTATGATGAGCCAAAGGCAAGACCCGTTGGAAATGTGCCATACGTGGCAAACAGGGTTAGTGATAAAAGAGCAACAACTAAAAATACACCCGTAAAAAGATGAGTATAACACAAAATATGTTTATTAGTTTGGGGTTCTTAAAAGAAACTACCCCATTAAATGATAATGTAGACGATGCTAAAATTAGGAGTGTACTTTTAGCAACTCAAAGAATGTACATTGAACCAATTTTGGGAAGTGATTTATACAACAAAATTTCAAGTGATATTGCAGGAAGTTCATTAACGGGTAATTATAAAACATTAACCGACACTTGGATTGCACCTTGTTTGGCGTGGTACACCTACAGCGAATTAATACCTGATGTTGGGGTACAAGTTGCGAGGGGTGGTGTTTATAGAAGTAATGCAGAAAACAGCCAAACGGCAAGCATATCTGAATTGAATTACTACCAACAAAAACAAAGGGATAGGGGCGAACATTTTGCAGACCGTTTAACAGAGTATTTATGTAGCAATTCAAGTTTGTATCCTGAATATTCAACCAATAGCGATGAAGATTTAAGGCCGATTAAAAGCAAAGCATTTCACGGGATTAGTTTAGATTATACACAACCAAACGCATATGAAAAAAGAACAGGACAAAGATATTAAGAGGGATAGAAGCCCAAGCAAAGAAAACATTAAGAAATTACAAGAATATATTTTAAACAAAATAAAAAAAGAAAATGGCAAACTTTAGATTATTTGGAAATGGTTGTGAATTAATAGCCGACACCGATGCTAACACAGGAAAAGAATTTGAATCAATATACGTTAGGGAGGACACCGTTATTACTACTTTAACAGGTGGTAATAAGTCAACCACAGCAAATGCAACCAATTACCTAACTTCAATAGGTTTAAGCGGTGTAACGTTAGTTAAAGGCGATTTAATTACAGCCCCAATAGGAGAGGCTTTTAAATCAATTACCCTTTCAAGTGGTTCAATTATAGGTTACGGCGGATGATTTCAGCGACAACTATAAGCCCTTTAAATAGAAGAATTATTGATGAAGGCGCTCCTCCCTTCTCATTTGGTAACGCATTAGAATTTGATGGTGCTAATGATTATGTTACGGGTTATACATTAAATTCTAATATTTCTACTATTAGTTTTTGGTTTTATGCAACCGCCAATTCTAACCGTAGAATTTTAAGCAGTATAAATAGTACAAGCGAAACCTTGAGATTAAATGGCACAAGTTTAATAAGTTTTACAACTACCATATTTAGTGGGGTAAATTTAAACCAATGGAATCATTTTATATATTGTTCAAATAATGGGGCTTTAACAAAAGCATTTTTAAACGGCAATAAAACAACTCACTCAACCACCTTTGGTGCTTCTCAAATAGGTTTAGGTGCAAAAACAGCTTTATCTTTTGGTAATAATTTTGAAGGTAAAATAGATGAGTTTGCAATAAAAGAGAACTACATTTTATCTGATACTGAAGCAGCGCAGTTATGGAATAATGGAAACGGTAATAATTTTAACAATATAGTAGGAAGTTCAGATATTTATTGGCAATTTAACCAAACATCACCTGATTCAACAGCTAATGATTCATCAGGAAATGGTAATGTAGGAACACTTAACAATTTTGATACTGCTACTTGTTGGGTGGCACATTAATTATGAAATACGGATACGTTAATAAAATAGAAGATACACCAAACGGTAATTTTTGGACACAATCAAGAGAAATTAAGATGAACGATGGCACAATCGTTTACGGTTGTGAGGGTGATTTTGATATAGAAAAAGGCAAAGGTCAAATGTTTAGTAAATCAGATTTTTTAATTTGGCTAAGTGAAAATGCAAAACAGCAAGATTTAGAATAATGGCAGCAGATTTAGTAGACACTTTAATTAATACAGGAGGCGGTGCAGGTGGCGGTGGGCTATTTGGGTTTTTAGTTGCTAAATATTTAGGCAATAAAAGCGACAAAGAGATTGAAGATATTAAAAAGGAGTTGCAAAATAATAAAGATGCTGACTCAATTAGAGATACTGCTATTCAGTTGCTTAAATTAGAGGTTGAAAATTCAAAACAAACAAGCGGCAAATTAGAATCTCAATTGAGCAAGATGGAGGAAAAGTTTGAAAAGAAATTAGATGCTATATTTGACAGATTAAATCAAGGCAGATAATGGAAATTAAAATAACAGGTGATTCAGACGAATTTAACGAGCAGGGCAATTTTGATAAAGAAATTATTTTGAGTAATGATTCCTTAGCTAATTTATCTTATGTGGAATTATACATTGATGATAAAGTTGTGGCTTTAGATTTAACCCAATTGTATGTTGGCGTTAAAGCCTTTTACGAGCAGTATATTTTAGTTGAAAATAGAGAAGTTAGAATTGCACAAATAAATAATTAATGAATTACTTTGAATTTCATGAGTTAGTTGATAAACCTACTTGGGAAAGGTTAGGTGAAAAATCAATTTGGATGCTAAATGAAAAGGCCGTTAATGGGTTAATTGCTTTGCGTGTAGCTTTAGACAAGCCTATTACGGTTAATAATTACTTTTGGGGTGGTAATCTATCAAATAGAGGTTATCGTTCAATTTATAGCACCGTAGGCGGTAAATTTAGCCAACATAGGGTTGGTAATGCTTTTGACTTTAACGTTAAGAATATGTCAAATAAAAGCGTTTACAATTTTATAGTTAATAATTATTCTAAATTTGGCATAACAACGGTTGAAGATATACAGTTTACCCCTACATGGGTTCACATAGATTTTAGAAATACTAATCAAAAAGAATTATTAATAGTTAAACCATGAGTAAATCAAAAAAGTTTTTCAATAGCAAAGCAGGAAGTTATGTTAAATCAGTAGGCTTAGGCTTACTGAAGGGTGTTAGTGGCCCTGTTGGTGGGGCTGTTGGAGGTATATTTAACGGGGTACGAGATGAGATTTTAAGCAATGTTGATAGTGAACAAGGAGGGTCAGGTCAAATTGATTGGATTCGTTTACTATCCTTTATTGGCGGTGCTATTGGT